CACCCGCGAAACCGTCCTCGCCGCGCTGCACGCGCGGCTTTCGGCGTTGCCCGCCACCGCCCTCCGCGGCGAGGTGCTGCCCGAACGTGTGCCGGCAGCCGGGCTGCTGATCCTGCGCGACGGCGAACCTGGCGAGCCCGAGGTGACGCTGTCACCCCTGCGCTATCACTACCAGCACCGTGCAGAGATCGAAGCCGTGGTGCAGGGCGCGAGCCGGGACACGGGTTTCGACACGCTCTGCGCCAGCATCGGCGCGGCGCTCGCCGCGGACCGCACGCTCGGCGGTCTCTGCGACTGGGTCGAGGCAGAGGCCCCGCAGCCCGTCGATCTGCCGGTGGACGGCGCGGCCAGCCTGAAGGCGGCCGTCATTCCGGTGGTGCTGCATTATTCCACGGCCGACCCGCTCGGCTGAACCCCTTCGACAAGGAGACCGACATGGCACGCGCCCAAGGGGCGCGGGCGCGGATGGCGCTCGCGTTCGAGACGACCTATGGCACGCCGCCCGGCAGCGGCTATACGAGGATGCCCTTTGCCAGCGCCACGCTCGGGGCGGAACAGCCGCTCCTGAACTCGGAGCTTCTGGGCTACGGCCGCGATCCTCTCGCGCCCATCAAGGACGCGGTAACCGCCGATGGCGATGTGGTGGTGCCGATCGACGCCGAGGCGTTCGGCTTCTGGCTGAAGGCGGCCTTCGGCGCGCCGACCACCACCGGAAGCTCGCCCGGTCCATATACCCATACGTTCCAGTCCGGCAGCTGGACGCTGCCCAGCATGGCGATCGAAACCGCCATGCCCGAGGTGCCGCGCTACGCCATGTATTCCGGCGTGGTGCTGGACCAGCTCAGCTGGCAGATGCAGCGTTCGGGCCTGCTCACCGCCACCGCGCGGCTGGTGGCGCAGGGCGAGACGGTGGCCACGACCAGTGGCGCGGGAACACCGACGGAGCTCGACCTGATCCGTTTCGGGCATTTCAACGGCTCGATCAAACGCAATGGCACAGCACTCGGCAACGTGATCTCGACCGAGATCACCTATGCCAACAATCTCGACCGGATCGAGACCATCCGCGCCGACGGCATGATCGACGGCGCCGATCCCTCGATCGCCGCGCTCACCGGACGCACCGAGGTGCGCTTCGCAGACAGCACGCTCGTCAGTCAGGCGATCAGCGGCACGCCCTGCGAACTGGAATTCGCCTACGGCCTGACCTCGGGCCAGAGCTTCACCTTCACCGTCCACGCCGTCTATCTGCCGCGCCCGCGGATCGAGATTTCCGGCCCGCAGGGCGTGCAAGCCAGCTTCGACTGGCAGGCCGCGCGCGACGCAGTGTTGGGGCGGATGTGTACCGCCGTTCTCGTCAACGACATCGAAAGCTACTGACCATGATCCGTCTCGACCTTTCCAGCGCGCCGAAATGGCTCGATCTCGGAGCTGGCCTGCGCCTGCATGTCCTGCCCGTCACCACCGCGATCATGGTCGCCGCACGCAACGACCCGGTTGTCGAGGCGCTGCCCGAAGGGGCGAGCAAGGAAGAACAGGCGCTTGTCATGGCCAAGGCGGTTGCCCGCCGCGTGGTCACCGGCTGGCAAGGTGTCGGTGATGCCGATGGCAATCCCGTTCCCGTCACACCGGAAGGGATCGACGCGCTTCTGGACATCTGGCCGGTGTTCGAGGCCTTCCAGACCCGCTGCCTCGCACCGCACCTGATGCTGGATGCGGAAAAAAACGCCTTCGCGCCCTTGCCGAATGGCACTTCGGTGGGGGCGAAAGCTACTGCGCGGCCTGCCAAGGCCCGTGCCCGGACTGCCCGGCGCGGCTGAACCGACCCCTGACGCCCGAGGGTTGGCAGGTCTGGGATCTGACGCAGCGCCTGACCGGGCAGCTCCGCATCGCTACCGGCATGGGCGGTGGTGCCGTCATCGGCTGGGACATGACGGCGGCGCTGGCCATGGTAAGCGCGCTCGGGGTCGATCCGCTGATCGCCGCCGAATGCCTGCCCGAGATCGAGGCGGTGATGGTGCGCAAGCTCAACGAGCAGATGGCGGCCCGTGATCGGCCAGGACCGGAAGATCAGATCCGATCCGCCCGGTCCCGGTAACCGCCCGCCGACGCGGCCTTGGCAATGCCCGCAAGCTCGTCTCGCTACGGCACCGGTACCAGCAGAATGCCGGTCCCCTTCGGGATGAGAGCGAAGACCTGACCGGCCTTACACCCCCGGTCCGCCCGGACCGTTGCGGGGATCGTGATCTGGAACTTCGGGAACAGGACGGCGGTCTCGGACATGGCCCGAGTCTCCCTCGTTCTATGCCTCAGCGCAAGGCGAACACTGCAGCCCTTTCGGGAACGATGACCCATGGCCCAGAAACGAGTCTCCGTCCGCCTCGTCGCCGAAGGCGGCCGGCAGGTGAAGGCCGAGTTTGCTGGCGTAGGCGACGCGGGCGAGAACAGTTTCAGGCGGATCGAGCGGCAGGCCGACATCACCGGAGCGGTGGTGCGCCGGGTCATGGGCGTCCTCGGCGCGGCGATCAGCACGCGCCAGCTCATCGCCTATGCCGACCAGTGGACCGACCTGCGCTCGCGTGTCGATCTCGCCACCGGCTCGCAGGAAGCGGGCGCGGCCGTCATGGACCGGCTCGCCGCCATGGCGCGACGGACCTATTCGAGCCTCGGGCAGACCACGGAGTCCTGGCTCGCCAATGCCACGGCCCTGCGCGAACTGGGGCTGACGACGGTGGAGTCGCTGGATTTCACCGAGGCGCTGAACAACGCCATGGTGGTCTCGGGCGCGCGGGCCGAACGCGCCGCTTCGGTCCAGAACGCACTCTCGAAGGCCATGGCCCTCGGCACGCTCAGCGGAGACAACCTCAATACCGTGATCCAGAGCGGCGGGCGGCTCGCGGAGCTGCTGGCGTCCGAGCTTGGCACCACCGTCTCGGGCCTGCGCACCCTCGGTCAGCAGGGCGCCATCACCGGCGATGTCATCCGCACGGCGCTGATCGGCAATCTCGAGCTGCTGCGCGAGGAAGCCGACAGCATGCCGGCGACCATCGGCGATGCCTTCACGCTGATCGGCAACGCCGCCCTGCAACTGGTCGGGACCTGGGATCAGATGGCGGGCGCTACCTCGACGGTGGCCGAAGGGCTGATCCTTCTTGCCGACAACCTCGAGAGGCTCGCGGCCATCGGCATCGCCTTCGCCGGCTTCATGGCCGGACGCTGGGTCGCGGCGTTCGTTGCTGCCCGTGTCGCGACCTTCAGCCTGTCGGGTGCGCTGACGCTGCTGCGCGGCGCCATCATCCGCACCGGGATCGGCGCGCTGATCGTCGGTGCGGGCGAGCTGATCTACTGGTTCGGGCAGCTCGTGAAGGGCGCGGGCGGCTTCGGTTCGGCGCTCGAGTTGATGGGCAACGTGGCGCGTGCCGTCTGGGACGGGATCAAGGCCACGCTCGGCTCTTTCGTGGACGACTTCCGCGCCCTGCGCGCCGATATCGAGGCGATCTGGCTGCGGCTGATGGCCTTCCTGTCGAACAAATGGGCAGATTTCCTTGGCACCATCGGACCGACATTCAATGCGGTCGCCGAGACGATCGGTGCCGACGCGCGGATCGACTGGTTCGGGGCGCAGTCTTATGCCTCGATGCTCGATCACGCCGCCAGCAATGCCGGCGCGATGGCCGACCGCTACCGCCGGCGCGCGGCCGAGACCAGGGCCGGAGCCTTCGATGGTGTGGGCGCGGCTATGCAGGCGCTGCGCGATGCACTGAGCGGCGGGGACGCCGAGAACCCGCTGGACGAGGCCGCCACATCGGCGGACCGGGTGACGGCGGCTCTGAACGATGCCACGACCGCTGCCGGTCGTGCCGGAGCCGCCGGGCGCAGTGCCGGCGAGCAGACGAAGGCTGGGGCCGAGGCTGCCGCGACCGGATGGGCGGCAGTGAGCCAGACCCTGGCCGACTATGCCACGAAGGCGCGAGAGATCGGCGGCGACATCGGCAACGCCCTGGTCGGAGCGTTCCGCAGCGCCGAGAACGCGATCGGCGAGTTCGTGAAGACCGGCAAGCTGAAGTTCGGCGACCTGGTCACCTCGCTGATCGCCGATCTGGCGAAGCTCGCAGCCCGGCGTTTCATCCTCGGCCCGCTGGCAGGCGTGCTTTCCGGTGTTTTGGGCAATCTCGGCGGCGGGATCTTCGCCAACATCCTGCACGCCGGCGGCATGGTCGGTTCTGCGGGACCGGGCCGCATCGTGCCCGCGCACGCCTTCGTCAATGCCCCGCGC